TACGGATGAGAAGAAATGACTGTACTTGGATGGACACTTGTAGACTATCAACTCTATCCTAGCTTTTCACTATCTGTGCAGGACCAGAAGCACGACCACCAAAGGTCTTCAACTTAGCACCAGCAGGACGTACCTTAGAGACATCCCACTGAGGAACCTCACCCGCATACAGCATAGCAATGACCTTACGCAGAGCCTTAGCCCAGCCTTCTTTGCTGTCGTGTACTACGATCACATCCTCAGAGGGGAACAGTGTCTCAGGTACTTCAGGAAGCTTAGAGACGTACTGACGTTCAACTGAGAAGCCAACACCTGTACCACATAGAAGGATGAACATAGCCTCATCGAAGGACTTAGGATCATCTACTGCAAGGTATGCACAGTTGTACCCAGAGGTATTGTCACGTTCCATAGCTGGGCCAGCAGTCATCAAGGCCCTCATAGAAGGCATGATGTTAAGGCTAAGTATAGCTTGTTCAATAGCAATAGCCTTATCCCCTACATAGTTAATGTTTGCGAGGACTTTATTCACGACATTATCTAAGTAGCGGTCAACAGTCTCAGTCCAAGTCTCTCGACGGTTCTCCTCATCAAGCCACCGTGCATAGCGTGATGTGTGGATGAAGGCTTGGTAGTCAGTAGGTAGGTGGTTGTTCATCATTACTCCGCGAGGATGTTAAGTTTGTGTGGTTGGTCTACTAGCATATTTGTCTCAAGTTCTCGGATAGTACGGAAAGGATCAGAAATAGACCAAGAGGAGATGACAACAATCTTCTCCTTATCCTTGATCTTCTCTAGCTTGTCGATCAGATCTTGTACAGTCATGGTTTACGCCATAGTGTTTGAAGGGGTCCGATAAAGACATAACGATCCGTCCAATCGTAATCCTCACTGGGGTGGTTCTGCACAGATAGTGAAAAGCTAGGATAGAGTTGATAGTCTACAAGTGTCCATCCAAGTACAGTCATTTCTTCTCATCCGTATTACGGTTAGCTTTACGACGAGCCTTCTCAGCCTTGGTCGTGTACTTGTAACCCTTACGGTCAGCATCAGCCTTAGCTAGTTTAGATAGACCACCATTGACAGCAGAGTAGTCTTTAGACTGTGTGTTGATATTCATCTTACTTCTCCTATCGGTTGTCGCCTGAACCACGTAGTACGTTACGCTTTGCACGATCTTCTAGCTTGTAGATGTTCATCGTTGCAATCTCCATTAGGTCGTAACCAAGGTCTTCAGCTAGGTTAGACAAGTACCAGAGTACATCACCTAGTTCCTTGGCTACTTCACGATCATCTAGAGTACCATCACGTAGGAACTTCTTCACCTTCTCCGCTACCTCACCTGCCTCACCACATAGGCCAAGGGCAGGGTATGTAAGCTTGTCTTTGTAGAAGGCAAAGGATCGTGCCTTGATCTGGTAGTCAGTGAAAGACATTACATCTTCGAACTGCTCATCCTTGAATACTTCGATGTCTTCAGTACTGATCATTCTTCTACCCTCTTCCATTCTTCTAGTTCTGCGTCAAGATTGAAGTAGTCGTCAACGTCAATGAAACCTTCAAGGACTAGGTACTTAATGACAAACCTTTCAGAGATGTCATTCTGTTCGAGGAGCAGCATCAGTCCATAGTTATCGACCAGTTCCCTGATCTTACTCTCCAAGTCAAACATTTATCCGTACTCCTTTTCCAATGCGGCTAGGCTTACCCATTGGAGATCGTAAGTTCCATTGCTGATGTAGCGTTTGATAGCGACACCCTTAGTCCATTCGGCATTAGCTTGTCCAGCCCAAGATTCTTCCTTACCCTTAAAGCATCCAGCGACAAGGGCATGGAGAGCCTTAGGTCTAGCGTCAGCCTTGACGTAGTAGTGGAACTTGTGGCTATGGCCTACAGTTGCACTGCAAGATAGCTTCTCAGTGAGAGAGTAGCCGTGGTGCTTAGTCGATAGAGCAGATCCGTAGTTGCCGCTAGCTACATAGTGCCCGTAAAGGACACCATCATAATCAACTAGGGCAGGGGCTGAGTTCTTATACTCATGGTAATCATCAAACCAATGGTCAGTCTGTAGGTGGGAGAAGGAGATACCATACTTGTCACCCTCTAGGCGAGGATCAACAGAGATAGCCTTCTTCAGACGATGTTCGTGGTTACCCTCGAAACCAATGCGCCAAGGACGCTTCTTCTTCTTAAGCTTGAAGCGGTCCCAGATACGTGACTGTGCATCGTTATATGTTTCAATGTCAGCCTGATAAGACTGAGATACAATAGCTTGTGGGTAACGTGTGTCGTAGGTATTGAGGCTACGCATATCAGCCCCGTCACCTAAGTCTACCACGTAGTCAGGCTTGATATCTTCAATGAGACTACCAAGCCAATCGAAGCGAATGTTACTTGCTCCTGGATCAGCGTGAGCGCAAGTATACACGATAGCTGTACGATTTGTCAATGGTCTACCCATCCCTGCTCAAGTACAATCGGTTCGATAGAAGACTTGAAGTGATCGCAGAAAGCTATAGCATCTCCCATAGTATCGAAGATCAACTCTTCTTCATAGAGTTCACCATCCTCTTCTACTAGGCATAGACAAAGGATGTTCTCTTCGTCGTCTGTCAATGGTCCGTTAAGTACGCGATGTATCAGGGGCATTCTTTTATCCACTCCTCAGGGATTAGCTTGTCTGCGTAAAGGAACCCGTGTTGCTTACACCAATCCCCGTAAGTAGTCTTAGATCCTTTAGTAAGCTTAGCCTTACTGTTGCTGAAGACGAACCTGATGTCAAGGAAAATGTATTGCTTCTGGATGAGTAGATGTTTCTTTCTATCAGCAGCGACAAATCTACCCTTTGATTCAATGACGATTCCATTGGGAAGCAGGAAGTCAGGCGTGTACGTGCGTACCTCATTCACATCATACTTGAACTTCTCAGTCTCATACATAACGGGTACAGATAGGCTTGTTAGTTGGAGTGCTATAGTCTCCTCCAGCCCTGACCTGTACCCTGCCTTCAATGCTCGTTGTCTTACCTTTGATTGGGCGGGAGCCATACGTCATCCTCTTTGCGTCGAAGCCAGAGTAGTCTAGCATTCATGGTAACGAGTTCTTCATTACCTTCATACGCAGTAATCACACGTTCGTATAGCTCTCCCTCTGTCGTTGCACCATCAAGAAGTTTACCAGCTTTAACAGGACCGATACCATACAGACCCTCTATGTTGTCTGCCCTATCCCCTGTCAGTATCTGAGTATAGAAGAACAGCGTAGCTTCGAACTCCTCCACTACAAAGGTTACATTCTTCACTGGATTGTAGTGGGTGCAGGGTATTTGCTTGAAGTCTTTGTCGGTGGACACAATCGTACAGTCGTAAGCTAACTCTGTCGCTCGTATAGCAATAAGATCATCAGCTTCCTGGCCCTTACTAACGACAGCACCATACATATCCACTAGATAGTTACGTACATCACTGAGATGTTCAGGCTTAGGGGTATCCTTGCGGTTAGCCTTATAGCTAGGGCTGATGGCGTAGCGGAAGTTACCCTTACCTGTTAGGAATACTTCCACTTCTTCTTCACGCTGAGTAGTGTTGAAGATGATGTCATCCATCAACTCATCAGTCTTTTCCTTAGCCTCATCCAGTGATGCACCTTCCTTAGCGAAGGAGGCCCTATACGCGATAACGTCTCCATCGACTAAGATGATCATCATTCAGTTCCTTCGTTGTAATATTCCCAAGCAGTGTAGTCGTCTAGCTTAAGGAGTATCTTAGGTGTTAGTACATCTTCAGTCACACTTAACAGTGCTTCCCATGAGTGAGGAAATAGGTCAGCCATTATGACGTTTATCTTGTCGGCTACGATACGTGTCTCATACTGTGTGTCGCTCTTGCAGCGTAGCTTACACATATCCGCGAAGGCATCAAGTGATCCAGACCAGTACCACTCAGTCATCATAGATTGAGGTAGTACCATACGTGCCATCTCAGGTGCTACGCCAGACGTAAGTAGTAGGTTGTACTGCTCCATTGATCTATCGAAGTGTTCTTGCATCTCCTCACCAAGGGTCCAAGGTCCAATGATACCGCCATTCTCATACATGACAACATCATAGATATCTACTGCACCCTGTGATCCTTGCTTCTTATCCTCAGACTTACCACGCCATACCTCAGGCACATAGAACTCAGGAGGATCGTCTACGTAACGTCTACTGATCTCATTCCAACGTAGGAACTTATGCTTGACTAGCTGTCGTGCTACGAAGATGGGAGCCTTAACGTGGAAGGATGCGAAGGCATGACCAAAGGGTGAGTAGTGCTTATGCTTGGCAAGGAACTTGATTAGCTTGATGTCCTTTGATTGGACGTACCAGAACCCATGCTCATCCTCAAGCATCTCACTCTTCTTACCGAAGGATACCCGTGCTGCATTAGCTACACTAAGATCTGTACCCATGTGGTCGATGTAGGTAGCATCAATCATGGTGTCTCATCTTCCTGCCATACTGTTTCATACATAGCCTCGTAGGCAATGTCTCTCTTAGCTTGCCACTCACCTACCAACTCAGGGTGACCTAGTGCAATGAAGCCTACTAGCGTTACACAAAATAGAAAGATACCGTTCATCATCTTACTTGTCCTTCACCTCTATATAGTCATCACAGTTAGCAGACATATTTTGGACAGCGATAGGTGCTTCGTCACTTCCCCACCACTTAGCTGCATCAGCAACTAACTCCTCAGTGTACATACGGTAGCACTCATAGTTAGCACACTTAGCACAGCAGAAGGTCATATCCCTATAGCAGATCATCTTACC